GAGTTGTAACAACAGCACAAACTGCTTCTTTTGTAAATACTGCTAGAACAGCATCTTTTGTAGATGTAGCACAAACTGCTTCTTTTGTAAATACTGCTAGAACAGCATCTTTTGTAGATGTAGCACAAACTGCTTCTTTTGTAAATACTGCTAGAACGGCAAGTTGGGTATCTGGAAATAGTGTTGTAGGAGCTGTAACTAGCTCACTTACTTCATCATTTTCGTTTAGTGCATCACTTGCAGTTCAAAGTACCCGAGCCCAATTTTCTCTCGTAAGTGGTATTGGTGCTACTGCTGGTGAATATTCTCTAATGTTTGCATCAACAGGTGCTACTGGATACGTACCAGCTTACATAGAAACAGCAGGTAACATGTTAAGATATAACCCTTCTATAGATAGATTAATAGTAGGATCTATATCAGCCTCTAATGGTTTTACAGGTAGTTTATTTGGTACAGCACAAACAGCATCTTTCATTTCATCATTTACCTACCCTGGAGAAATACACGTAAGCACTGGATCAGGAAATGATACCACAGGTAATGGAACAATTGGTAATCCTTATCAAACACTTCCTAAAGCGTTTAGCGTAGCAACCTCAACTTCTACAATTTTTATACATCCAGGTACATATACTGGTATCATCACAGTATCAGGTTCCCACTGTACGATTACAGGTTACGGAGCAGGAGGTGCCAGTGATAGTACTATTAATGGATCTTTAATTTTTAAAAATACTACTGCTGGAACTACTACCGTATCTAATTTAAATATAGGAACTCTTGCTTTACAGGGTACTGGATCAGTAATAGTTAATAGCTGTACTTTATCTAACTACTTATATAACACTATCAGTAGCGGTAACATAGTTCGTAATACTATTATAAACGGTTTTAGTGATGCTAGATCCTCTTCTCCAACTGCATCAATAAATTTTGACAATTCAACGCTTCTTGGTTTTACAGTAGGTGACGGTTCTGTAGGAAGTAGTTTTGGTAACTATTCCATTTCAAACTGTAGACTTAGATCTGATCTTGTTAACGCAGGAGATACAGGATGCGTATTAGTAGTAAACGATACTGTGATTTCTGGGAACTTTTCTGGTTCTTTTAGAGGAACTAGTATTTTAAATAACGTTGCTCTTAGAAACTCAGACGGAAGTTTAAATAGATTTTTTAATATAGGTAGTGCTGCTACATCTTCTATTACTAACGTAACATGGGATGAGAGCTTCGGAACTACTGTTAGAATACAAGGACTTACAAACTTTAGACAACATAGTTTTTCTAATACCTTAAGTGCTACTTCTTTTATTGGAACAGCTTCTTGGGCTTCAAATGCAGTAAATGCAAATTTTGCGACAACTGCTCAAACAGTATTAGGAAGTATTCAAACTGCTTCTTTAGCATTTACCGCTTCTTTTGTAGACACAGCTAGAACAGCTAGCTTTGTTAATGGAAGTAATGTGGTAGGTGTTATCCCGTCGGCATCTATTGCACAGACGGCTTCTTGGATTACAGGTAGTGGTGTTTTTGGAATAGTTTCAAATGCATACACAGCAAGTTATATTGAAAAATCTTGGATGAATGCTTATAGACAAGGAGCAGCTACTACTTGGAACGTATCAGTAGGAGGAACAAATACTCAAACAATGTTTGCAAATGGAGTATCTTCAGGAAGTATTTCAAGTAAAATAACATATTCTGCAAATATATTTACGTTCCAGCCAGGAGATTATGATATATTCTTTACTTTAGGACAAGTAACATTCCCAGCAGGATTTCCAGATACGGGATGGATGACTTACCGAGCTGGATTTTTATCTGGCGTTCTTGATAGTAGTTGGGCTAGTACAGCCTTTGTATATGGAAGAACGGCAGCATCTGCATCGTATAATATCCCGTATAGTCAAGGTATAGTAAGACTAACCGCAACAGCAAACCTTATAATAACAACAACTGGTAATAGTGGTAACGTTAGATCAGGTGGAGGACTTGTTCAGCCTCTTATAGGAATAGGAGATGGTTTTAGAATGATAGCAAGAGAGCTGTAGTTTTACCAAAAATCAATATATTTATATTTATAAACCAAAAAATAACAATTATGACAGTTTTAGTAATCATTTTAGTTTTAGCAGCTGCTTTATTCGTTGCTATGAAAACAGGTAAAGTAAGAGATGCAGATGGTAACAACATCCCAGATGTATTGGAAGAAAAAGTTGCTGAAGTAAAAGAAGTAGTAAAAGAAGTAGTAGAAAAAGTAAAAAAAGCTACATCTAAAAAACCAGAAGCAAAGAAAACTAACAAAAAGAAGTAATCTATGCCAGAAGTAAAAACAGTTACACCAGAAGAGTTACAAGAAGTTAAGGAATTACAGGATGCTTATGTTACGGTTACCTATGATTTAGGTCAATCAAACATAGACAAAAATGAAGCTGAAAAGACAATTGAAAGGGCTAATTCAGCTATCCAAGAAGCCTTTACTCGCTTAGATTCTTTAAAATTGAAGGAAAAAGAAATAAGTGATAAATTAATAGAAAAATACGGAAGTTCTACCATTGATTTATCTACCGGAAATATACTATAAAATATTAGGTTATGAATATTATAGCATATTTATATTAAGATAATTAATAAAAACCCATGGCAGTAACATTAAATTCCCCAGGCATTTTCTTAAATGAAAATGATTCTTCTCAGATAACTACAGGTCCTATTTCAGTTGGAGCAGCTCTTGTTGGTCCTACAGTAAAAGGTCCGGTAAACTTACCGACAGTGGTAACTTCGTATTCAGACTTTAAATCTAAGTTTGGAGCTTCTTTTGTAGACCCATTAGGATCTACTACAGAGTACTTAACTTCAATTGCAGCATACAACTATTTCCAACAAGGAGGTTCTTCTTTGTTAGTATCTAGAATTGTACATGGTGCATATGCTCCTGCTACAGCAGAAGTTTCTAGTAGCGTAGTATCAGCGTCTTTCGTATTAGAAACTCTTTCGCAAGGATCTATTATGAATAATATTGGAGCAGGAGCTACTGCAGAAGCAGCGGCAACAAGCTCTTTATATAACTTCACTGGATCAGCTTTAGTATCAGGATCAGCAGATAATATTAGATGGGAAATTACAGCAGCTAATACAGCTTCTGGGCAATTTAGTTTATCTATTAGACAAGGTAATGATTACGAAGGAAATAAAACAGTTATAGAGTCTTGGAATAACTTATCATTAGATCCAAACGCTCCTAACTATATTGAGTATGTTATTGGTAATCAATCTTCTAGAATAGTAGCAGATCAACAAGGAAATTATTATGTGAATACATCTGGATCTTATCCTAATAATAGTAGATATGTGAGAGTAAAATCTGTACCTAACCCAACTCCTAATTACTTAGATGCTACAGGAAATCCTAAAGCTGGGTACGTAGGATTTATGCCAGCAGTAGGATCTGGTTCATATTGGGGAGGATTTAAAAATGCAACAGGAGTTACTTCTCCAACTGTTACAGCTTCTATGTTTGAAGTTATACCTACACAAACTAATCAATACATTCAAGGGGTGACAGGATCTGATTACAATAACGTAATCAGTGTATTATCAAACAAAGATTTATTTCAGTATAACGTAGTATACGCACCAGGATTAACTCTTCAAAATGCACCTTCTCAAATTTCTACTTTAGTATCTAACACTCAACAAAGAGGAGATTCTATTGCAGTAATTGATACTGTAGGATATAATGTGAATTCTAATAATACAATTATAGGTTTAGCACAAGGTGTTGATTCATCTTATGCAGCTACTTACTACCCTTGGTTACAAATGAGATCTCAAGAGACTGGTAAGTTAGTATTCTGCCCTGCTTCTACAGTAGTACCAGCAGCTTACGAATTTAACGATAGAGTTGGTCAACCTTGGTTTGCACCAGCGGGTATCAATAGAGGTGCTTTACCTACAGTAGTTCAACCAGAAAGACGTTTAACAACTGCTGATAGAGATGCTCTTTATCAAGGTAAAATAAACCCAATTGGTGTATTACCAGGTCAAGGTACAGTAATCTTAGGTCAAAAGACTTTACAGTCTTCTAACTCAGCATTGAATAGAGTAAACGTAAGAAGATTATTAATTGAGTTGAAATCAAACATCAACCAAATCTCTTCTACTTTATTATTTGAACCAAACACAACAGCAACTAGAAATAGCTTCTTGAACCAAGTTAACCCGTACTTACAATTTGTACAACAAAAACAAGGTTTATATGCTTTCCAAGTTGTAATGGATGACACAAATAACACAGCTGATGTAATTGATAGAAACCAATTAGTGGGTGCTATCTACTTACAACCAACTAAGACATCTGAATTTATCATAGTTGACTTCAATATTACTCCAACAGGAGCTACATTCGGAGCATAATAATATAAAAAATGAAAATTAGAATTAATCTTACAGAAGCTAAAAAGGCAGTAGACCCTAAACAGGTTGATGTTGATAAAAAAGCAGAAGCTAAAAAAGTAGCAGATAAGAAAAAAGACGATAAAAATAAAGTAGAAGATAAAAAGAAAAAAGCAACTAAAGCTAAACTTAAAGAGTCTTTATACCCAGTAGTAAGAAAGATGTTGGCTGAAAATGATGAGACGGAAAAAGCTCAGTTAAATGAATCAGGCCAGTGTAGAAGTTGCCATCAAAGTCTATTACAGTGTCCAGAATGTGGAAATGTTGGTTGTAGAAATCAAGGATGCGATAACCAAGGATTTAGCGCAGGGGGTAACTGTGAATCTTGCGGAAATAAATGGGGTAATACTGCATTTTGGGAAAACGAAAATAAATTAAATGAAATTGATCCAGGAACTATTGACTGGTCAGTAGTTGCAGCAGCTTTAGGATCTATTGGTTTAGCACCATTTGCTATTGATAAAATTCAAGCTATGTGGAAGAAGAAATTCCCTAAGAGCTTTGAAAAAGCACAAGCATTAAGTGGAGCTATTGATAGACAAGCTAGCGGTAATGCACCTGGTGACAAAGATCGTCAAATTAAGCCTGGTCAATTCTAATAAAGAAGGTTATACTAAAAATAAACAAAAGAACTATTTATATTAAATAAGACATAACATGGCAGTACTTAACCCTAACGAAATTTTCTTCACAGCGTTTGAACCTAAAGTTCAAAACCGCTTTATCATGTACATTGATAGCATTCCATCATACTTTATCAAGAAGGCTAAAACACCTTCAATCACTTTCACAGATATTAAGTTAGATCATATCAACGTATATCGTAAGATCAAAGGTAAGGGAGAATGGCAAGATATTACTATCTCTTTGTATGACCCAATTGCTCCATCTGGTGCTCAAGCTGTAATGGAGTGGGTACGTTTATCACACGAATCAGTAACAGGCCGTGATGGTTATTCTGACTTTTACAAAAAAGATATCTCTTTAAACACATTAGGTCCAGTAGGTGATATAGTAGGAGAGTGGGTAATAAAAGGTGCTTACGTAAAATCAGCAGATTTTGGTGAATATAACTGGGCAGAAGATCAGTACATTTCATTAGAATTAACTTTAGCATATGATTATGCGGTGCTTAACTTCTAGACTTAGTCAAAAAATATATAAAAGTCCTCCAAGAAATTGGGGGATTTTTTATTTTCTGTATATTTATATACATAAAACAATAATCACGTTATGAGTACAGAATTAAAGATGCCCACCGAAGTTATAGAACTTCCTTCAAAAGGGTTATTATACGCATCAGGAAGCGTATTAGCGGCAGGAAATGTGGAAATGAGATACATGACTGCCAAAGAAGAAGATATCCTCACAAACATCAGCTACATCAAGAACAACACTATGTTTGATAAGCTTTTACAGTCTTTGATTGTATCAAAAGTGGATTTTACAGAGTTATTAGTAGCAGATAGAGATGCTTTATTAGTAGCAGCAAGGATATTAGGCTATGGTAAAGATTATTCTTTCAAGTATATCAACGAATCAGAAGATATAAATGAAGAAATTACAGTAGATTTATCAGAGTTAAACACTTCTTATTTAGACGAATCTTTAGTATCAGAGGGTAAAAATGAGTTCCAATACACCCTCCCCTCCACTAACACGAAACTAACGTTCAAACTACTTACAGTAAAGGACGAAAAGGACATTGAAAGAGAGTTACAATCATATAAAAAGATCAATCCAAACGCATCCCCAGAATTATCTACAAGATTGAAAAAAATAATCACTTCTGTTAATGGGGATAACACCCAAGCAACTATTAGAGATTTCGTAGATAATCACTTTTTAGCTTTGGATTCAAGAAAGTTCAGAAAGTACCTAAAAGACATCACTCCAGGCATAGAATTGAAGTTTAACTATGTATCTGACAGTTATACACAGGAGGGTATAGCTATTGATTTAGATACTAACTTTTTTTGGCCTGAATCCTAGTGAGAGAATCGCACTATTCACACAAATCCACGAGATAGTATTTTACGGGCAGGGGGGATATGACTATAACACGGTTTATAGCATGCCCCTATGGCTTCGTAAGTTTACCTACATGAAAATGAAGGAGCATTATGATGCCCAAAGCGGGGAAAACCCTGATGAATACTTGGTAAACGAGGGGGGGCCACAGCCTAAAAATGCCCAAAAAGGCCCTGTTATCCCTAAAGAGGTCCAACAAGCAGCAGCTAATTATAATGTAAAAGCCCCAAGGGCTAAAAAGTAGTATTACAGATATTTATTTGTATAGATATAACACATGGCAGAAGTACCTAAATTTGATGGAAAAGATTTTGAAGCTCTCAAAAAAGCTGCAAGAGACTTAGGAGAAGAAGTTAATTTTCTAGACCAGTCTTTGGAGGAGTATATGAAGAGCTTAGAGAAAGTTGCAGGAAATGCTGAGAACGCCATAAAAATGGCAAAAGCTCAGTTAAGAGATTTCGCAAAAAGAGCCAAGGAAGATTCAAAAAACTTATTATCAGAAATTGAAAAATTAGCAGGTAAAAATGCCGGACTAATGACAGCAGCTTTTACTAAGTCTACAAAAGCTATGGGTAGCCAATTTAGTAAATTAGGAGCTACTATAGACGTAGATAGTAAAAAGATTCGTACCTCAATGACTAACGCATTCAAGGGGGGAGGAAATGGATTTAGTGCATTAAAAGCAGGATCAAAACAATTTTCTGAACAACTAAATAAAGGATTAGGTAGTGCTACTAATCAAATTGATATTTTAGTCAAAGGGGGAGAAGAGTTATTTAAGATATTTAAAAAAATGGATACCTCTACTTCTAACTTAGCTAGAAGTATGAATATGACATACGAAGAGTCTTGGAAAGTTAGAATGGCGTTAAGAGACTCAGCTATATCCAGCGGAGAAATGTCAGCTACTGGAGAATCTTTTTCTAAAAGCATGGTTGAGATGAATGCTCAATTAGGTACAGCTGCTAGATTTGATAATGAAAGACTAAAAACTTACACGAAATTAAGAGATGTGGCTAAGTTTGAAGCGGAAGTATTAGAAGACATTAATAGAACTTCTTTAGCTTCTAAACAAACTCAACTTGATGTTACAAAAAATAGATTAGCTCAAATTAACTTATCTAAAATTCAATTAGGAAGACAGATTGATGAAAGAAAAGTTATGCAAGATATTGCAAAAGCTTCTTACAATGTAAAAATAAATTATTTAGGTAGGGATAAAGATTTAGCAAAAGCTGCAACACAAGCTAGAGCTCTTGGAATGGAGTTAAGTCAAACAGAAAGAATTGCAGAAAGTTTAATGGATTTTGAAGGTTCTATTCAAAAACAAATGGAGGCAGAATTGCTAACAGGAAGAACTTTGAATTTAGAAAGAGCAAGATACTATGCATTAACAAATGATATTACTGGACTTCAAACAGAGTTAAACAAGCAAGGTATTACTGCTGAGAAGTTTGGTAAGATGAATAGAATACAACAATCTGCTATAGCTGAATCAATGGGTATGTCCAAAGAGGAGATGAGCAAAATGTTAGTAGAGCAAAAAGCTTTGCAAAATATAGGAGCAGGAAGTTTAGAAGAAGCGAAAAAAAAGTATGAGTTAGCAGTAAAAAATGGAACTGTAGATAAATATGCAAAAGACTTAGGAGAAGAATCATTACTAAGACAATTCCAACAACAATCTTTACAGGAGAGAATGACTATGGCCATAGAAAAAATGGTATCGTTGTTTGAAAAATTAGCTGTAGTATTTAAACCGTTTTATCAAGCATTTGTTGGATTTTTAGAATTATTAGGAAAATCTGAAGCTTTACTAAAGTCTGTTTTGGTTTTAGTTACAGCAATTGCAGCTAAAAGATTGTTAGGTATAGGACAAGGATTATTTTCCAGAGCAGGTACCGCACCGGGACCTATGGTAGCCCCATTTCAAGGACCAGGAGGAGCATCAGCAATCCCACCAGTAGGAGGTTCTGCAGTAGCTACAGCAGGAGCTACAGCAGGAGCCATGAAGTCAAGAAACGCAGTAACTAAAATGGCTAGGGCTGGAGGAGGTATAAAAGTACCAGCACCGGCACCTACAAATCCTTTGGGATTAGATCCTTCAACAGCAAAAGTAGTATCTTCCCCAATTAAAAGTCCAAGTTTCATGTCCAGATTAGGGACTTCAATAGGAGAAAAAGGAGGATTTTTAGGAGCTGGAAAGGATTTCTTTGCTAAGTCTTTAGCTAAGAATGGTGGATGGGGAGGATTACTGAAAGGAAACGCCATAACAAGCGTTATATCAGGGATACTGGCATACGGAGATTTTAAAGATCTAATGGCAAATCCAGTGAACGATCAAGGAGGTTTATTATCTAAAAAAGAATTAGGAAGAAAAGTTGGTGGAATAGTTTTAGGGCCTTTAGGTAGTTTATTTGGAGGAGCGTTAGGAACTTTAGTAGGTGGGCCTATTGGAGGTTTTGTTGGTAGTTTTGGAGGACAATGGTTAGCAAATAAATTACCAGAGTGGTTCCCTAATTTAATATCTCCTTTAGGAGAAACATTACTATCCGCTACAGGTAACGAAACTTATAAAAATGCACCGTCTTTATATGAAGGAGGAGTAGTTGAAAAGAGCGGTATGATTAATGCACACGCAGGAGAAGTTTACACTGGTGGCGGTACATTAAAAATGTTTGAAGGTATGTGGCAAGAAATGAAGAATCAAAATCAACAGCTAAAAGAACAAAATAGATATTTAGCTGCTATTGCAAATAAAAATACAGTATTACAATTAGATAGACAAGTATTAGCTACAGAGATGGGAAAAGAAGTAGCAATGAGTTACGGAAATATTTTAAACCCAGGATCACAAACTTTTAGTTAATAATGTCAACACCAAATAGTAAATTACTAAAATTAAAAACGGATTTAAAATCCCTAAAATACAGCCAAGATTTACCTGGAGGAGGAGATAGTGGACAGCCATTCGTAAGAAGTCCGTTACCTGACTTCGCATCTCCGGAACAATTAAACAGATACGAACAAATTAGAAGTGGTGTAGATAATCCTATTAGATTAGGAGCTACTACTTTTGATAATGAGACCGTTCCTTTCAATGCTCCTATAGATAGAGATAGAATTGCTGCTCAATTAAGATTTACAAGCAGAGGAAGATTATTTGGTAAAAAACAAAAAGCATTACAAGTCCAAAATCCTAAAATGGAAGGAGGAGTTCAAGGTGCTTTAGGCGGTATAAGAGGTGGAGAATTAGAATACACAAGAATTTACAAAGAAGATAATAGTAATTTATTACAGCAAGTAGGAAGACAAGGATCTGGATTTCACTTAGACAGAGCAGGGAACTTATCAGTAACTCCTTATCAGTCTAAGTATGCTTATATGGTTCCTAGAAAACCAAAAGAAGAAAATAGATTAGTTGTATTACATAATACCAAAATATTAGAAAAAGTATACTGGACAAAAGATGATACTACTTTAGGTATTATTAATAAATTAGGTATATCAAGACAAAGAAATAATTTATTTGAGTATGTTGGAGGACCTCAAGGACAAGGACCTAATGATTTCACAGTATTACAAAGATATGATTACACAAATACTTGGAAAGATGTAAAATTATTCGGTCTATCTGGATCAAGATATGATTTATATGCGACAGGAAGCGATAACACTAATACAGGAAGTTATTTCTTGAGAAGAGATAGATTAGTTGACTATGCGTTGAATTCATTATATCCTGGAAGTACTAGGTACATTCCATTTGGAACACCTCTATCAACACCAGCAGACTTACCAGCAGGAATAACTCATAATGGTAATAACAAATTAATAGTAAGAAGACAAGATGATACTGGAAAATGGTATAGTTTTTCTAATAGTAATAAAATCTTAGGTGATTACGTTACAAGCGGAAGTGCTATACTTGGAATATGGCAAAAATTAGCATCTTTACAGAATCAACCTGGAAAAAGATTAAGTGCGCCTATTTTACCGGTAGATTTTGTAGGCAGTGATTCTCATAGTTTAGCACAAACTTTATATTCTACAAGTTCTTTTGTGGATAATAATCTTGTAGCTAATATAAACAGAGCTTCAACACTTACTTATGCACAAATAAAAGCAAAGGGATCTTCTTTAGGAGGACAAATATTAATACAGGAAGATTTTAGAAAGGAATTAGACCCTGCCACTAACGCATCAACAGATAAATATTCTGGAGTATCGGGAGAAGGTATGTTGGCAACTAAGTACGGGATAGGAAATCCTGGATTTAAAGGAACAATAACAACTCCTAAAATTGATTACAGCGTAGTAGGTACAGGATCAAGTGCTTTAGGAGTAGATCTTATAAATGCTTTTGATATAAATAAAGAAAACGGAGATTTGTCTCCATATCCTAATTCTTTAAGAGACTTAATAAAATGCAAATTTGTTGCAGTAGAGGGACAACAAACCGCAGAGTTGAATTTTCAAAGTTTAATATTTAGAGCGTTCATAACAGACTTCAGTGATAATTATACGGCTAATTATAACGAACATCAGTATATAGGTAGAGGAGAAAAATTTTATACATATAATGTAGGAGATAGAAAAATAGGATTTACATTAACAGTAGCTCCTCAATCAAGAGTGGAAATGAGACCTATATACAGAAAATTAAATTATCTAGTTTCTCAAATATACCCAGCATATAGTGACTTTAGTTCTCCTACAGGTAATGGATTTATGAGAGCACCTCTTATGAAATTGACTATAGGAGATTACGTGGTAGACCAACCAGGATTTATTACTTCTATAGGAATAACGATTCCTAATGATTCTCCTTGGGAGACAGTACAAGATCCTAACGGAAAAGATAGGGATATGTATGAATTACCACATGTTCTAAATTTGAATGTTCAATTTACTCCTATACACAACTTCTTAGCAAGGAGATCTTTTGGAGTAGGAGCAACTTCTTCTGATTATAAAATAACTCCTTTTATAACACCTAATACTTCAAATAATAAATTTGCAATAAATGGCTAGTAGATATTCAAGCATTCAAATATTATCTGGGAGTTCTATATCAGACCCAAGATATTACAAAAACGCACTATATCCAGAAGTAGAAGTGTCAGAAAATGATACCTATATAATTACCACATCTGATGATAGGTTAGATTTGTTAGCGTATGATTTTTTTGGAGATCCTAAACTTTGGTGGATAATAGCAACTGCAAATAACTTTACGGGAAACTCTATGTATGTAACTAACGGAATTCAAGTTAGAATACCGGGAGATCCTACAAAAGTTATGAATGATTTTGCTCAATTAAATAAATTAAGGTAATGTCAAAACCATACAATTTAGTAGGTAATCCAATAGAAGACGCAGTAATTCAACAAATAAACATGAGAGCTAGAATGCAAAGCTCTGATGTGGTTGGAGCTCAATCAGAACAACAAGTTGCATTTAAATCAAGAAAAAATGCATTTGTAAAGTTGTCTTCTTTTATACAAGTCACAGATGACTCATTAGCTAAAGTTTTAGGTGATGGAGGAGTTGAGTTGGCTAGAAAGTGGGCACTTTTTAATGGAGTAAACGTAGGAAATGGACATGACTATAATTTATTAGGTTTAAAAGGATATGGTCAAGGAGGAACATCTGAATTAGGATATAGACCGATGCCAGGAATAACCGGAGCAACAATAACTCCAGCAGGACAAGGTGGATCTATTAGAAGAGCAACGGTTAATTTTAAATGTCATAATCTTCAACAGTTAAACATAATTGATATATTATATTTTAGGTTAGGTTTTTCTATGTTATTGGAGTGGGGGCATAATAATTATGTAGATAATAACGGAAATTTACAAATACAAAACTATCCTATAGATATTTTTCCTAAAGATGAAAAAAATAAACCTAGTAAAGAAAAAATAATTCAAGAGTTAGCACAAAAGAGAAAAAGCAGCGAAGGTAATTATGATGGGATGTTAGGAGTAGTTACTAACTATAATTGGTCTTTATCTGGAGATGGTGGGTATGAGTGCAGTATAAATTTATCTGGAATAGGATCTATAATAGAATCATTAAAAATAAACAGTTCAGAAGCGTCACCTAGTATCCTTATTCCTAGTGGCGCAGCTGCCCCAGCAAAATCAGACGTAACCCCTGCTCAACAAAATGCAAATAATGTTAGTTCTGCTTTAGCAAAAACTTTAATGTTATGGAAAGCCCAAGCTATAAAAAGCAAAGATAAAGAAATAGATGCTTATATAGGGTATGCTTTTAAATCAGGATTAAATTTATGGAGAAACCCAACTGATGAATTTAAGAAAGGGTTTAATTCTTCTTATATGGAGGGATTAAAAATAGATGTTCCGGAAGTAGATTTTAAAAAATTAGGAACAATCTTTTATTCAACACTAAAATCAACAGATGATGAAAAATCAGAGTTTATTTATATGCCTTTAGGATTATTATTAGCATATTTGAATAACTCTTGTACCGCATATAATGAAGATACTGCAGGTAAAGTTCCTTTTGTATACATAGATTTTAATCCTGAAACTAATTTCTGTTTTACTATGCCTCAACAGTTTTCATTAGACCCAACTGTTTGTTTAATAGAGAATAGATCAACAGATGAAACTATTGATTCCCTTTTTACCGTAAGAGGAGTAAAACCTGAAAATATAACAAAAAAATTCACAGCAGAGCAGAATAGATTATCTATAAAAATAATAAGATCCAGAGATAGATTAGGGGATTATATAGACTATTCAGATGAAAGAGGCCCTAGAGGTAAAATAATGAATATTTTAGTTAATATAGATCATGTTTTAACTCTTTTAGAAGCAAGTAAAGATGGTAAAGAGAATGTTTATTTGTCTCCATTTCTAACTTCCCTTATGGATAATATAGGAAATGCAATAGGGGCGGTAAATGTTTTTAGAGTTGGGTATGATGATGAATCAAATGTTGTAAGAATATATGACGAACAATTAGTAGCTAATGAAAATACTGATTTTCCAACTATACCAGTGTTTGGAGTAAACTCTGTAGCTAGAAAGATGACTTTACAAACAGAAGCTAGCACCAATATAGGATCAATGATAGCTATAAATGCTATGGCAGGAGAAAGAACCCCGATACCAGAAAATAAAGATGTATCAGCATACGCTTACATAAATTCTAGAGTAAAAGATAGATTAACAGGACCTAGAGATCAATCTCCTAATAAAAATAGTAAAGGAGAATCTGAAGATATTGATGGACTTGCTTCATTGGCTGATATATTTAATGCTCATTTAGTAAACATATATTATAGAGGGAAATTTGATAAATTAGCGATAGCTAATTGTCTAAATTATTACATGCAGTCAATGAATGCTTTGAAAGCTATAAATAAAGGAAAAGAGGGAGATTTATACAGATCAGAAGATTCAAGTGTGGCTAGAGGATTTCTTCCATTAAAACTTACGCTAGAATTAGATGGGATAAGTAATATAAGAAAATATCAAGGATTTTTAATTCCTGCTAATAGATTACCTGGACAGTATAAAGAAAACGAAACTACTATAAATGTAGGATTTATAGTTTCTGATTTAACCCATGTAATACAAGGACAGAACTGGATATTAAATTTAGGAGGACAGATGGTAATAAAACCAGGAGCTAAAACTAAAACCTTAGGATATTCTAATTTAGAAGGATCAGCGCAAGCATTTGAACCAATATCTCCGGTTATGAACACTACACCACCTTCATCAGTATCTAAATTAGGATTTGGATTACCAATTAGTTTACCTTATCTGATTACTAGTTTTATAGGAAGAGCACAAAGTAAAACTTACAATAAAAAAGCAGATGCTAAAACTACGCATTTTGGTATAGACATTTTAGGACCATCACTAGGAGTAAGAAATACCCAACTAAGTAATGAAGTCGGAGGCGAAGGAACAACAGGAGATATTGTATTTAGTGTAGGAGATGGAAGAGTGTTAGTAAGTGGACCGGTAGGGGGATATGGATATGCAATTTACATTTTACATCAAATAGGTAGTCAAACTTACACGTCTATTTATGGGCATATGCCTTTACTAAGTTTAAAAGTAAAAGCAGGGGAGTTGGTTCAAAAAGGAACTCCTTTAGCTTTAATAGGAAACGAAGGCGGAT